AAGCATTAGTGCAAGCTCAGCGTTCTGGAAGATAGAAACGTTTGACACTTCCAACTCTGCGATCTTCAGCTCCACTAAGGCCTGCTCTTCGTCTCCCTTGGTGAATTCGTGAAGCACCCGTGAGCCAACTTGACGCGCCTGAAAGGTACGACCACCGCGATACATAATGTAACCGCGTAGGCTCTCTGGCAGTTCCGACCAATCGAAACCAAAAGTCATCGTAGCTGTAATATCGTTACTGAAAGTGTACGTGTGGTTGTGCTTGTCATACACTTTGTTGCCGCGAGTTACGTAGCGTGTCGTTTGAAAGTCAGCTTTTAAAGTGTTCACTGGTAATAAAATATTCCCGTCTACGTTTCTCATTAACGGAAAGTTATCTTCTGTGTTCCAATGCCAGCCAACTTTCTGAACTGCACGGCTCACTTCGTCTAAGACTTTTTCTGCAAGAGCAGCTTCATCTAAGTCATCACCCAAAGAGTTAACTGGCGCTTCACCAATTGACGTTAATAAAACGTTTACTGCTTCGAGTTTAGTTGTCGGTATGATAATCATTTGTGACCTCCGCACCGTGAGTGAAAAAAAAGCCCAACACAAAGAAACTATTAGTCTCCTTGTGTTGGGCTATTGGTAACGCTAGGTCTTATGCAGCTAAGATAGAAACAGCGCATTCGAAGCGTAAGATGTCGTGACCGACTGCTTGAGTAACAAGTACAGTTGAACCTAGACGTAAATCTTCATCTACCCACTTGGTAGAAACATCCATCAATTTAGTAGTTGCAACACAGTCCTTCTGGAATACAAGGCCTACAACCTTGGAGAAGTCACCACGGTACTTAGCTTGATTACCAGAACCGACAGTAGCGTCAGCTAGTGGCTCAGGGTCAACGTTTAGACCTAGAGACTCATCAGCTTGAGGGATGTTCACAGATTCGATGATACGAATGCCTGCAACGTAAGGGACTGTACCCATGCTTGCAGAACCAGCACCGCCTACATCTTTGTTGATCCATGAAACCTTAGTAACGTCTTGCACGTTAACCAACGCTTCGTACTGCTCAGGAGGTAATACACAAACGAGATCGCCTTTGATTGAAGCCTTGCGGAACTGAGTACGAGCCTTGAAGATAGCATCAGCTACTTTAACGCCATCGTCTTCGTCGCCAACAGAACCCATCTGGATGTTTGAAGTATACTTCTGGCCTGTAGAAGGCACAGCGATACCAGCAGTACCGGCAGCGGTAGAGTCAGTGATGAAGGACGCCTTAGCAACCATCCTGAAGATGTTACGGTCGATCAGATCTGCCAAAGTATGGCCGCACTCTGAGGAGTAGGTGCTACGAGTCTCGAAGTGAGAGATAGCTTCATCGATATCAGCAACAAAGATTGCAGCCAACGCTACGTCATCGATTGTAACGGTACGTTCTACGCCAGGTAGCTTATCAGCTTCGATAAGTGTGCCTGGAGTGTGGTATTTACCAGTGGTTGTACCTAGTACTGGAAACTGTGCTGACTTACCGCTACGGATAGTTCGAACACGAGTTAAGCCCAACGCGAAGTTAGTCTGATGGAAAGCAGTTAATACTTCGCCAGAGAATACTTTAAGAAAGAGTGCGCGGGAATCGCCAGCGTTGTTAACCTGGCCTGGATTTGTGACCGCTTGGTCAAGGGGGAATGACATATTGAGATAGTTTCCTTATTTATTACATTGCGTAATAAGGAGCCGCCCAGCGAAAGAGCTGAGTGCTTGATAAGCCGAACGGCTCAATTAAATGGTGTGTGTTGTGTATTACTTAGAAATTAGAAAGTGCGACTTTCTTCATGACTTGCGCGTTAAACGTAGAGTCACTTTGGTAACGAGGGTCGGCCATATCTTTCATCATGTCAGACTGAGTTTCATAGCCTTGTGCTAGCGCACCAGCGCCACCATGAGTCATCTCGCCTTCTTGACCGAAGGTAGCTATCTGTGACATTTTGTACATAGCGTTTAGGCCGCGTACTGCCAACATAGCGACACTTTCATCCATACCTTTAGTGGCTTCGTTATAAACATCGATCTCTTCCTTAGAAAGGGTATCGCGTGCAAACTCTGCCATCTTGTCGTAGGTTTCTTCGCCGCCTACTTCTTGATAGACCTTCAGTTCACGTAGCTCTGTACCTTCAGTACTGAGGGTTTCTGGTTCATTGGGTGTATTGCCGTCAGCGTCGTTTCCTTCGCCATCTTTATCACCACTGTCTCCAGCGTCACCTTCGTCTGCATCAGCCGTGCCACGCTTCGCCGCTTCAACAAGTGCCTCGAACGACTCAAAGCCTTCTGGGAGTTCGAACTTAATCTCATCATCAGCGTCCTTTTTGTCATCTTCAGGTTTCTTGTCGTCACTTCCTGCATCACTTGGAAGCTTTACTTCAGAGGGATCATTAGGATCGCCAGCTTCAGCAACTTTAATCATGTCTTTTTCGTGCTCAGACAGTTCGTCTGGATTTAAATTTGGTATAGCCAATTTGTTTCTCTCTCCTCAATGGAGTTTTAACCTTGTCCTTGCATACTCTTCATAGCTTCTGGTCCCATCGTCTGGACAAGTTCTTTAGCGTCAGCTTGTTGCTGGCGTTGCTGTACAAGTTCAGGTGAAGGTATTAAACCTTCAGTATCAATTGAAAGAGCAGCGCAAACACGCTTAGCGTACTCATCAGACTCAATGCTTTTTGCAATGACTTCTGGGCCGAGCGGCGTAAGGTATTCAAGGAGTAGTCGTAACTTGTCTAGCTCCTGAGATCGACCTAAGGCAGCAACTCCAGTAAGGACTTGGGGCTTAAGCATTTCGTCAGGCATTTGTGGCAATAATCCACTCCGTTGGAGCTGGGCCATCAATAGATTGACAAGTGGTAATTGAAGTTCCACTGAGAGGAGTGCATACACACCACCCAGCACAGTTTCTAACTCTTGCGCCATTGCACGGATTTCTGTTGCAGTAACCCGTTCAGCTTGGCGCGTTAAAGATGAATTCATTAGGAATGCAGCAGATAAGTCTTCTTTGATTTCTCCCATACGCTGTCTAGCAGTATCGAAGTCAGCCTGCTTATCTAATTGAAGAGTTGATATGTCCTCTTCGTTTCCTGCTACGAATCCACCGTTAGGTGCTGCTGTCAGAACCTTAGGCTTCGTTGTGCCATTTGGTTTGACTAAGAACAAGATGCGAGCGGCGGCAGTGGTGCCTTCGTTCAGCGCCTTGGCGAGGACTTCAAGTGACTTTAAGTCACCAATATATTCCTCTACGTAGGAGCGCCCGTAATCTTCACCATCTACACGTATCATACGGATAGGTAAATATGGGCACTTATCTTTGGGGTAGGTTGTTCGGGAGCGAGGGTCTTGGATACCATTGATCTCTTGAATCGCTACCCAGTGATTTCCCTGTAACTTAATCTGCGTTAGCAGCTTCACAGTACGATTAGGGTCATCTTCACCTAGAGCGGTCAATTGACTTAATACATGCTTTGGAATATCAGTACGGTCAATAGGCTCTTCGATGATCATTTCTGTAACTTTGCCGAGTCCTGTACGCTTTACGACGTAACGGTCTAGCTTGTACAGTTTGAACTCAGACTTACCCATGAATAACAAACAATTACCAGCTACCAAGAGCTGCTTAATCAATTCGTACAGTACTGGGCGTGACTGTTTGGTTTCTAGCTCCTTCAGAACTAAGCGTTCCAAGGCTGCTAATGCCTCTTCGATCTCACCTTTGGTACTCTCTTCTACCTCACCAATATCTTCTTCATCTATTGTGAAACGAAAGAACGGTTGGTTAGGTGGAAGTAACGCTAGGAGAATCTTCGACGCCAGACTATTTACAGCTTTCGCACCTAAGGATTGCGAGGGAGACCTAAGGTCTGTATTACCGTCGCTTCCTACAGGAGGAAATAAAGCTGGAATAGTCACAGAGGCGCTAGTAACAGCACGGTTGATATAACCTGAACGCTGGCCGCTTAGCTTAGCGAAACGAGCCGATAGTTGTCCGTCATTCATAGGCTCTCCTTATTGGTGAATCGCGAGGCCAGAAGTACTTGGAGTACTTGGAGCATCAATGCGAAACTTGGCGGCACCTGAAGTAGCACGCTTCTTACGCTTGCTGGTCTTCTTATCTTTACTTTTGATTGATAATTTAGGGGCTGCTACTGGAGGTGGCGCTGGAGGTGGCGGAGGTGCTGGTGCATCAGGTGTTTTTTGTGGGCCGCACATCGTTTAAATCCTCGTTGTCATTTAGTGACTTGAGGTAATTAACAACATCTTGCTGTCCCTGTAAGATACGGATGTACTCTATACCGTTAGTCTTTGAAGGCATGACATTAGGGAACTGTGTAGCCAGGTGGCTAAGTAGTTGATCACTGACAATTATGTGCATCGTTAATACCTAAGTAGGAAGAGGCTCTAAAAGTAGACATTAAGTAACCTTTAGAACCTCGTGTTCTATGGTGTGGGTTATCACCAGAACTAGACGATGATTACGTGACCTTTCTCTATGATTGGAGCACCAGGCTTACGGTTAGACTTAGCGGGTGCTTGCT